GAGCGGGTCAAGGTTAGACACCATCCGCGTTACGACAGATGCCATAGCGTCGGGTCTGGTGCCTCGCGGGAAGATGCGTTTCATCGCTCGGATGCCCTCACCCGTCCAGCCCATTGCTTCCATTCGTGGGCATATTCGACATTCTGGTATTCATCGAACCACGGGCCACCCTCGGTGAAATGCACGCAAGTCGGGTCAGGAACCTGCGCCCGTGTGTGCCAGCCCTCCAAGTAATTGAAGGTCGGCGGCAACGCACCAATGTTTCGGTCGTTTACCCACATAAATCTGTGCAGGTACATCCCGGTTTCGCTGTTCACGATTTCGGGTGTCAGCCCACCCATTGACGGATGGCTGCAATTGAACCACATAAACGACGACCAGTTTTTGCGCGGGTACTGGCGCTGTACCTGCCCGTCCATCTTTGTCAGAGATGTGGGTTTGTAGTCGTGCTGCACGCACCACACGGCAACATCAGGATTGTTGAAGTCGAGCAACGGCTTCAGACTGTGCCGTACCAGAAAGTCACAGTCCATGAACAAGGCATTGCCTCTGAAGTTGCAGAGCGCAGGCACAAGGAACCGGCTAAAACTAAACTCCGTGGATGAGAACGGGTCTGGTTCGCGCCAGTACATCCCCATCTCACGGAGGTCATCCAGTCGAAGTGCAACAACCTCTGCCTCCATGTGTTCCAGAATGGACGCACGGGCCACCTCGTAGGCGATGTCCTCGCGGCTATCGTATCCAATAAAGATTTTCAAAACGGCAAATCCTCATCGTCGGGAAACTTCTCGGGATTTTTCTCTGCCATCGTCTTGGGACGCGCAGCCTGCTTCGGCTCGAACTTAAGGGACATGAAGGCATCGCCGGTCTTACTGCTGCGCTTAATCCACGCGCTGATGTTTAGGTCAATGTTGTCGATGACGGCAGAGCCACGGTAGTTAGGCGCTTTTTCGTTTCCCTTCTGGTCGTTCTTGAACAAAACGCCACGGTTGTTGTTGTCATACTGTTTAACCACGGTTCTTCTCCTTTGCGATGGTGATGTATTTCTTGATTGCTCCCCGCTCCTTCGCGGTCAACTGGTCAGCGGCGGCAACATACAAGTCGTGGTTGCTGCTAATCCGCTCGTGGATTCCAAGGACGGCATTGGCAATGTCGCTTTCGTCAGCGTCAAGATTGAACGCAGCACGGAACTCGATTACGAGCGCATCTCGCGTTTTTGCGTCCACGCTTTGCCCGAGGTCACCCCGAGGGTTGTTCACAAAGCCTCGCGCCTGTGCTGCCTCTGCATCGTCATCAATCTGCGCCAGCCCGACGATGGCGGCGAGGGCATAGCGTCGAGCGTAGGTGATGCCCGACCCCTGCGCCTGTGGGCCGTTGTCCTTCGTAACAACCGGGAGCGTGCCGCGCATCCATTCGCCGCTGCTGTGCGCGAGGGTAGTAACAAGCACGGTTCCGCCCTCAGTCACCTCGGTCGTCTGAATAACGGCGAGGTTGTTGGCGGCTAACTGCTTGCGGCAGGCATCCCAGCATGATGCAAGGTCAGCGTACTTACTCTTGAAAAACGGATTGCTGCTGTCCTTGAGCGCACCCGTAATGTCGGCCTGCGCTTTGGAAAGGGCTGCGGCAAGAGCCGCGATGGATTCACTTTGCATTTTGTTCTTCCTCAAATTGCTGTTGTTCAAGGTCTTGCTGATGCCACCAACTGTCATCGTCGTCCCACGGGGCATCTGACTGGTCAAAGTCGTCCATTAGAAAGTCCTCACGGCAAGCCACACTAGAGCGGCAAACATGGCAAACAAAAACAGGTACAGGCCAACGGTTTTCATATTGAAGCCCTCGCCATCTGTAGGGCTTGGAACATCAGCCGTTGGTTGGTTCGAGCGCAAATAACAAACGCTGCACGGATGTCTGCGTGCGCTCTTGCGTGCTTCATCGCAAGGTCACGGGCTGCTCTGGATTCACCTGCTGCGATTGCCCAGCGGATTGCGGGCGGCAGGTGTTGGGGGATGGGTCGCATATCTGTTGCTCCGGTTACCGGTCGTTTGTGACCGTGGAGCCATGATGCGCTTGCTGTTAACCGATGTCAACAGCCTCTTGCATTTATTTTTACCATCGTTAACTTACCGCTTCATGGACATCCAAGCCGCCCTCGCAGTCGCAGGCTCTAAAGCCGCCCTCGCCCGTAAACTTGGGGTGTCCCGCCCTGCTGTCTCACGGTGGGTTAAAGCAGGTCGATTGCCTCCCATGAGGGTATGGCAATGGAAGGCGCTAGAAGCCGTCACCCCGCCGATTACAGCCGATTCTACGCCTACCCCCGGCTGACCCCTACCCCTGCTGTAAAGCCGCCAGAATCTTTCTGGCGCGGGTTCCTGTGCGATTGGACGCTACAGGACTTCTCTGGACGCCAACCCTTAAACGACAAACCCTCCACGAAGGAGGGCTTGACGCGGGCGGGGGGGATGCCCTAACCTCAAATTGCTTGGCGAGGTACGGAGAGATTAACCCCGGGGGATGGGGTTGTCAATCAACCGACCTCCCGCTCGGGAACTCTGGTCGGGAAAACTACGCGCAGAGAACCTTAAACCTACACCGGGGCAGCCAGCCTGTAGGCACGCGGCGTTAGTCGGGAAGCGTGAATGGCACTTGAGGGGACGAACCTTGAGCAAAAGTAGCCGACAGCAGGGTGGCTCCATCCAGTCATCAATTCTGCACGATTGGCTTAGGCGTATTCCGTCTATGCCGTGCAGAGTTCACCATCAGTCATCAGGGTCTAGACCATCGTTTTAGACCATCTTTAGCCTCAATCAGTCTTGAATCTAGAAGCCTAAACTAAAGTTGTTGCATTAACCTCCGTAAACAGTTACGCTTGTCCTGTCTAACCACAGAGAGGTTTTTATGCACGAACTAGACGAAGCCGCATGGGAACAATGGGTGGCTTACCGCAAAGCCATTCGCAAAACCATCAAACCCGCATCCGAACACGCGATGAAACTTAAATTGTCGCGTTTCGGTGCTGACCAGCAGGCGGTCGTTGACCAGTCAATTGCAGGTCAGTATCAGGGTCTGTTTGAACTGCATAAAAAAGCAACACCCCGCCCCGGTGAGAAGGTCGAAAAGACCGACAAGCAACGCGCCGCAGATGTCGCCCGTCACGCTGAACAGGACGACTGGAACGCGAGGGCTTGGGGCAAGTTGGAGCCGACCCCGCTGAACCGTCTCAAACTCTGTGAGGCATATCTTGCTCGATTAACCATCAGCCCTGATGCGGATGCGATGGAGCGTCTGCGGGACTCGACCGCCGCCGCGTTGCGGTCAGCGGATGCAGCCGAGGTGCTGGGTCACCCGCACCTGATGTCGATGGTTCGCCAACTGTTTGGTGAACGCGGTCTGAACAAACTCAAAAAGCGAGAGGTGCAATCGTGAAGGCAACAATGAACGATATGTGGGATGCGTTGAAGGCGTACCAAGTACAGGCAAATGCCGACGGGCACGGCAAGTCTTGGCAAATAGCATGCCAGACAAAAACCGTAGCCGACATGGACGCTGCAATCGAGGATTCGAGTGAACGGATGCAGGAAGCCGACCCTGATTACGAGTTGTTTGGTGGTCGCCCGAACGACGATTACGAGCGGATGTATACCGCAGGCGAGGCGATGATTAACGCGGTATATGTGATGCAGTCGGATGTTGAGCGTCAAGAAAACATCACGATGGCGATTCGACTTATTGAAAAGGCGCAGGAAATAGGAACATGAGCATTAACGCCATGCTGTGGGCGCGGGAGGTGAAGCCGTGACACGCGAGGACATTATCCGATGGGCGCGTGAGGTCGAAGATTACGCCGACACCATTTATCAAAAAGGCGAGTATCACCCCGGATGGGTAGAAGTTCGTGACCAACGCTTCGCCGCCCTTGTCGCAGCAGCCGAGCGGGAGGCGTGTGCGAAGATTGTTTACGGGCTGTGTGTCAGCGATAACAACGCGCAAGAAATCGTCAACGCCATCCGTGCGAGGGGGGCGAAGTGACACGCACTTGTAAGCAATGCGGTCAGAAGTTCTTCGGCGCGTCGAGCATTCTTCAGCATCGCAGCGGTGCGTGTGGCGGCGAGGAACTGCTAAAGTCTCGCGGTTGGGTCAAGACCAAAGCGGGTTGGGTATCACCACAACGCGCAGCGCACGACAAACGCCGTGGAGTTTGAGCGGCTGATGAAAAACCGGGATGCGCCGCATATTGATTACGGCGCATTCCTCGGGTTGCTGCCGAACAACCCTAAAGCCTGCCCGTGCAATATCGACGGCATCATCGAGCGCAAGGGAAAGTTCCTCGTATTAGAATGGAAGCGCGAGGGTGAGGGGATGTCCGAAGGGCTGCGCCGCACCTTGCAGGCACTCGCTGCCACGCCAAACTTCCAAGTGTGGGTGGTGCGCGGGGATACGGACGAGGGGCTACGGATAGCGCGGTTTTTCTTCGTGCCGCCGCAGGGCAAAGCAATGCTGCTTGGGGAAGGCGTGGAGGAATTTGTACGCGCCTACAAACTTTGGTACGAATGGGCTGACGGGTCGTTCTGATGCGCTACGCTGCAAAAAATAAGAATTGAAAAATGATTTATACCGGCGACTGCTTGGATGTGCTTCGGACGCTGCCCGCCGACTCCGTTGACGCCATCGTGACCGACCCGCCCTATGGCCTCGCCTTCATGGGCAAGAAGTGGGACTACGATGTGCCGAGCGAGGAGATATGGCGCGAGTGTCTGCGGGTGCTGAAACCGGGCGGGCATCTTCTTGCCTTTGCCGGTACGCGGACGCAGCATCGGATGGCGGTGCGGATTGAGGATGCGGGGTTTGAGATACGCGACTTGATTGCATGGGTGTACGGGTCGGGGTTTCCGAAGTCGTTAAACCTTGACGGCGAACACAAGGGATGGGGTACCGCCCTCAAGCCCGCGCTGGAACCTATCACCGTCGCCCGCAAGCCGCTTATCGGCACGGTCGCGGAGAATGTGTTGGCGCACGGCACGGGTGCGCTGAATGTGGATAAGTGTAGGGTGGGGACGGATGGCGGAACCGCAAAGGGCAGCAAGCCTATGGGTGAAGGCAATGGCATTTATGGCGCAGGGTTGCATGGCGCTTGCGAAATAACGCAGTTGAGCGCAGGCCGCTGGCCCGCCAACCTGATACACGACGGCAGCGACGAGGTGGTGGGGCTGTTTCCTGTAACGGGGGCGAGTAAAGCCGCGCCTAGAGGCGGTACAAATCCAAATCCTATGAATTGGGGAAACGGGAGAACAGACGGGGATATTGTGAAAGGCCACACCGACAACGGAGGCAGCGCCGCCCGCTTTTTCTACTGCGCGAAGGCGAGCAAGCGGGACAGGGACGAGGGGAACAACCACCCCACCGTCAAGCCCACCGACCTAATGCGCTACCTTTGCCGCCTCGTCACCCCACCGGGCGGCATCGTGCTCGACCCGTTCATGGGGTCAGGGTCAACGGGTAAAGCCGCGATGCTGGAGGGCTTCGACTTCATTGGCATCGAGCGCGACCCCGAGTATGTGAAGATAGCCGAAGCGCGGATTAACGAGGCAAAGAGGCTAATTTAATTGCGCTACGCCGCACGCCGGGATGCCAACGATGCCGCCATCACCGCAGCCGTCAGGGCGGCAGGATTTACGGTCTACGACTTGGGACAGGCAGGTCAAGGCGTACCCGACAAACTGGTGACCGCCCCCGGCTTCGCGGCGTTCCTCGAAATCAAGACCCCGACGGGCAAAATGCGAAGGGGTCAAGAACGCTTCCAGATGGCGTTTGAGCCGCTTGGGATGTGGTACCTAGCCCGTGACCCTGCCGAAACGGTTGCGTGGCTTCAGACGCGGCTAACGACGACCCAGAAGCCCTGACCCATAAGTTGATGGTGCTGGAGGTGGTGGATGTGGAACCGCTCACAGAGCCGGGGGAGCCACCACCGCGCAGGCTCTTGGATAAGATGGGCGTTCCTGCCGTCGCTTAACACCTTGACCGCCGCCCCCGTGTGGACGCTGAAGAAACCCAACCGGGGCATGATACGGGCAAGGTCATCCAACACCGCGTCGAGCCGGTCGGGTTCAATGTGTTCCAGCACATCAATGCAGCAGACCATATCAGCCTCTACGGGAGGCCCGTAAGACGGAAAGGCTGGGTCATAAGGGTGGTAATCAAACTCCAGCCCTGCGCCCTGTAGGGCGGTTTGGAGGTGCTTCTTCCCGGCCCCATAATCGGAAATTGACCGGATAGAGTTATCCACAGCCAATTTAGCGACAAGGGGCGCGAAGGCTAGTGAGGCCACCCCGTAATTAGGATTTGTGTGCAGTTCGACCTGCTGTGCGCGGTAGGCTTCGGAGATAGTAGTCATGCTTGCATCCTTCCCTGTAGGGGTCTAGCATCATCGTACCATAGGGGAGAGTCATGGCTGCTCACGAAAAAACCGCTGCGCTTTTTGTTGGAACCATGTTCCACAGCGCAACCATTACGCACCTTCAGCACCTTGCAACAAAGTCTTTCGCGCAGCACATGGCGCTTGCGGAATACTACGAGGCCATTCCCGGTCTTGTGGATAAATACGCAGAAGCCTATCAGGGTAGG